TTAAAAATTTATTTGTATTTTTGATCATGTCTTTTTTAACTCTCTCTGTGTCTAATTTAAAATCAACATTTTCGATATCACTTTCGTATGATGACAGCATTTCCTTGAGATTCTCTTCAAAAGAATCCCAATTATCTAAAGCCTGTTTAGAACCTATTTTTATTTCCCAAACTTTTGAATTTTTAAAAGTAACGGTTATTGAGTCAAGATATTGCAGGGGAACTACATTTAGTGTAATTTCCCCGAATACTTCAGGCCAGTGTTCAACTACGTCTTTGGGAAACTGTTTCCCTTTAGTCACTCTTTCTCAGCTACTTTTTTCTTAGTTGGTACTAGGTCTTCTGCAAGTCTGCGAAACTTTGCAGCTTCTTTGGCTAACTTATCTGCCTGACTACGATAATGCTTTGCAGCTTCTTCCGGGCTAGCACTAGCAGACAACTCAGTTTGATTTACACTAGCACTAGTTGTTCTAGTAAGATCATCTGATAACATTTCAGTGTCTGCTGGTAGTTTGCTGATCTTTGCTAATTCTTGTACTTCTACATTATATTTTGGATCACGTTTAACAGCAAGATCTTGCACACTGATACCTTGTTGTTCTGCAATCAACTGATTTAAATCTGATAGCATAATTGTAGATTGCATAGTTGGCACCATCTCAATTGTATCAGTTGGCATTTTAGTTAAAAGTCCTTTAACATATAAGCTAGGTAACATCGTGCTACCATCAGAGAACATGCCTCTTGCTAACACTTCGCTAAATTCATTTGCATTTTGCGCCGCTGGAGATTCAACTAAACTAACAAGTTGATCGTGATAATCGGGTTCTAAACTCTCTGTTTGAATAATTAGGCAATTAAATGCATCGTTAGGTAGTGATCTAAACACTACCATACATCTACGGCCTGTCTTTTTAATTCTTCCTACATGTTTTAAGGATTGCATATTAAGCTCCTTGCTTAGGTTGCTTTGCTACTGTATCTAAAAATGCAGTTAGTTTGTTGTATGTTTGACCGACAGCCATCATTTCATTTGGTTTAAATGAACCTCTTGAACTGGCAATATCGATAATAGTTTTCATTGCTGCAAGATCACTGATAGTAAGCTCAGTATTGTCTTGTGCAGTGGGTGCTTCTGCTTCCGGTGCAGTTTGTGATTTAGTTTCTTCAGTCATAAGACCTCCTTATATAAATTATATATGCTTATTAATTATCTGTTAGGCAAGATGTGGACAGGCAAGTTTGAAGAAGCTAAGTTCTTTTTCTGCTTCAAACCCAATTTTAGTAACATATACAATAACATTATCGACTAAATCTACACTTTGTCCTACATAGTATCTACTGTTAAGATTATTATAAATCCAAGACTCTATACTTTTATGATAAGTTGGTGTATATTTAGGCAATAAGGTATAGTGAAAATGATGAGCAGGAAATGCTACTTTTCTTAATCCTAATGCGTTAAGTGCATTAACTTTTCCGTTCTTTAATGCCATTACTTATGACCTATAATCATGTATCTAGTAAATGACCCGCTTGGGAAATTAAATTCTTTAGTGCCTTCAAATAGCGGCACCGAAAGCGGGTACATTTTTTTAAAGTGTTCTAAACTAGTGGGTTTATTTACGTGATCGTCAATGTCTAAATCGTTACCTTGAAGTATGCATAGCATACCTTCATGTATATTATTAAACCATTCTTGACTGTTAAAATGTTCTGTTGCAGTATTTACAACACAGTTAGTACCGTCATCATATGCTAGTGTGTTAGCATCTTTAGGAATTGCTTTGAACTTCCAGTCGTCCATTTCCCAAGTGTTATTAACCGCATTTGCTACAGAACACGCACTCGCATCAAAATCGTAACTACGGCACCATTCGATCATTTGCCTGCCACGTGACTTGAGAATAAAATGAAGAAGCCCATACCATCCTCCTAAGATTGTAATCCTAAGGATATGAATATGAGCCGCTATTTTTTCTAATTCCTCAGCGGCCCAAATCTTACTTTCAACTTGGCCCGCTGAAAATGCATCACTGTCAATTTTTAAATTCATAGTATGCGTGAGCACCAAATGGAGGAACAATAGTATTGTTACCGTGGATCACAAAGAACGTGTCACAGTAGTTTTCATCACCCCAACTGCCGTAAGGATAACCGTCTGTAAACATGATAAACTTTTTAGGCATAATATCATGTGTCTTCATGTAATCCCAGTTAACGTCAAACTCGGTTCCGCCACCACCCATTACTTCATATTCCATAATGTCAGCGCCGTAGCCGTCAAAGTCTTGTTCGTTGTAGACCTTAGTATCAAAACACCAGAGTTTAATCTTGTACTCTTTGTACTCATCCATAATGCCTTTAACTTCTGAGATAAAGTCTTTAGCTTGATCATCACCGATTGACCCAGACATGTCAATACCAATGCAGATATCAATAGTTTCGTCGTAATTAGTGCCTGGCAAGATAGCTGACATGTGCCAACCCTTACGGTTAGGACGCATAAAAGTATAGTCGTTTTTAATTGTACTTTGAATTTGTTGACGCAAAATTTCACGCCAGTTCATCTTTGGCTCTGTAAGCTCTTTAATCATTCGACCAATTTCAGCCGGTACATTTCCCGCACCCGCTGCCTGAGCCGCAGTCATCATAGCTTCTTTGATCTCATCACGGATTTGCTTGAGCTCTTCTTTAGAGTAAGCAGGCTGACCATTTTTGCCTTCTTTCTCCCAGTCAATGTGTTCGTCTAACAATTCACCGAGAGCCTGCAATTCTTCATCGTCATACTGCTCATAAATTTCATCATAGATCTGTTCTGAGCTTTTGCCGTAGTGAGCAGTGTCGTGGAAGATTTTAATCTTAGGCGGAACTTCACCAATTCGATCGCGGACTAACGTACCGTTAACTGAGTAGTCAGCGGCAATATTCCATATTTTACGTTCACGACCTTCTACACGAAGCATGTGCTCAAAAACGTTGTGCAGAATTTCGTGTGCAACAACAAACTCAACCTGCTTAGTTGACAAGTCTGCAAAAAAGTTTTTATTGTAATATAAATGACGTCCGTCTGTAGCGGCAGTAGCACACCAGTCTGTAGCGTCTTCAATTTTAAGACGAGTAGCCATATTGCCAAAGAACGGATGACGTAGTAGCAATCCGACACGAGCCACTACAATTTTATCAACAATTGGGTCTAGATAATTTGACATTTTTCTGCTCCTAAGTATTTACTGTATGTATATATTATAACAGGACCCGTAGGTCCTGTCAATTGGATTTGGCTACTAATTAACGCTTTTCTGTAGCGGCCGCAATGTACTTACCATATTTGGCATGGAAGTCATCAAAACACTTGATCTCATCTGGATCTAGCGGCAACTGATATTGTGTAAGAGCAAGTTTAGTACCCATAACAACTAATTCAGTTTCAAAATTGTCCATCATAAACTGGAAGAAGTAGTTAACCTTGTCGTTAAACTTCTTGTCGTTTTTATCGCTAGCATCTTTCAATTCGTAGCACAATGACACAGTCAATGAATACATGGCACTGATTTCTTTAGTGTCCATCTTCTTAACCTTGCCGTTTAAGATGTCTGTAGGATCAGGCAACTTTGAGCTAATCTTACGATGAGCCATAAACTTAACAGCCAGACCTTCACCAACTGCACCCGAAATCAAGTCAGTCAATGTGTCTGTATCTTCCTCGTCATCAAACAATAACTCAGATACAAATGACCAGCTACGTGGAGTAGCAAAGGCACGTGACGCTGACTTAGGATCAAAGTCATACAAGTCCTTCTTAGAGAAGGTCAAGAAGCCAACTACGTCCTTATGGATCTTGTTGTCAACAGCCCAGCCAAAATAATCTTCCCAGTCAACTTTCATTTCCAAGTGAACAAAACGGTTAGCCAAAGGAGCAGGCATACGATAAGTAACACCCTTGTCAGTTTCACGGTTACCAGCGGCAACAATATGTACATTGTCTGGCAACTTATAAGTACCAACACGACGATTCAAAACCAACTGATAAGCCGCTGCCTGTACAGCAGGAGCCGCACTGTTCATTTCATCCATAAACAAGATGATCTTGCTATGTTGAGCAGCCATAGCCTCGTCGGGCAATTCAACTGGAGGAGCCCATTCCATCTTGTTAGAGGTAGCATTAAAGAATGGAATACCTTTAATATCTGTAGGATCCCACAGTGACAAGCGAATGTCAATAACATGAGCGTTTAATTCTTCGCCCATTTGTTTAACAATATCAGACTTGCCGATACCTGGGGGACCCCAGAGGAACAAAGGACGATTGGCTTTGAAAGCACGACGAAGGGATTTCTTAGCGGCTTTAGGGCCAACTGTACGTGAAAGGATCTCGCTCATAAATACTCCTGGGTTAAAAAAAGCGTTGAAGTTTAACTGTCTATGTATCTATTATACTGCCTAACAGTCGTCACGTCAACTTCTTTTTAGGAGTTTTCGTCCGTTTGGCTATTTTTGTTTTGATTATTCATTGCTTTAACTAGTCCGTATTTTCGAATATCATCCGAAAACATGTAAAGCTCAAATGATTTTCTTTCCGAAAATACAGTAATACTTTGGTTTGTAAGGTAATATGGAAAATCCATAGTCCTATCAAAAAAGATAATGGTTTGGGGACTTAATTCGATTGGTTCTGTAAATGGAATCTCGTAACTACGTAATTCCAATTCGTTTAGCAAATAGTCAAGTCCTTCATCGCTAAGACGCAACCCGCCTGATTCTTTACTTCTATGACTTTGCCACCATTTGTACATATGATGCTTAATATTAGCACTGTCTATGCTTTTATCTTTCTGTTGCAAAAAGATTTTGGTAAAAGTCTCTTTTGTAATCATTTGATGATTTCGCCAGAAGTTAGTTTAACTACTTGGAAGTCATCGCAGTTAAACATTCGATTTAGCTTTTTAGCTAAGTTATGTGCATGTCCAGGATTACTAAAAGATACTTTTTTATACTTGGGACCTGGATAATTTGTAATACTATTAGAAGATTTTAAATTAAAAGGCTCGTTCTTATAGAACACAGCCCAAATTGCATCGGCTTCTAAGATCTGTTCACTCTTATAGTTCTTCTTATTAATATTTTCTAAAAGAACTTTTGGCTTTGGTCTACTCATATGCGTCCTATTATGTACGCATATATTTATCAATTAATTAGTAGAAAACCCGCCACCATCCATTTGTACTGTAACAGCACCACCTGCACTAGATTCTAAACGCTTAATAATAGTATCGTAATCTTCAAGTAATTTAGAACTAACTTCACCTAGACAAAATGCTAACGCTTTAGCAGTTTTGATGTCTAATTTAATCTCACGTTGTTGTGTAAGATCAGCAGCCTTTACCTGTTGTAAGAATTGTTGAATAGGAATAGTATTAATCGGATTTGACATTTGACATTACCTGCTTCATTTCTAATTCACTTTTAAACGGACCTTTATATGGATATCGTTCAATAGTAATTAGTTTAGGACAGAAAGATTTAACCCATCCTTTATCAAATTTAATTGTGTAATATCCTGCACAGTACAAACTCTTACTTGCATCTGATTTTGTAAACAATGGTAATTTTCTTTGTACATTAAATACAGGATTATACGGCTTACAGCTAGTGGGATATTCGTATACATCTCGCACTTCTTCATGTGTAATTTTTACTTTGTCACTTACTAGAAAGAAGTCTTTACCAAATCGTTTTGTTAAATCATCTTTTTTACTGAAGTATGCTTCACCATCTTTTGAACTTAACATAAATTTGTTATTTTCTTTTTTATGTAAAATAGCTACCTTTTCTCCATTCTCTTCAACAATCCAAAATTTTCCATCTACAATAGGTTTAGCTTTTAAGTTCATCTGTGTTTCCATATTCTCATTTAATGTATCTTGCTTGAAATGGCTCTGCATACGTTTGTATAGTGTCCATCATTCTTTTCATGTCATACAGTTGACAAAACTTTAGTAGGCGTATTCCTACTTGACTAATATTCTTAGGATCTGATATTTTTGAATTAATTGTTTCGTCAATTTTAATTTTAATATCTTCTGGCTGTGCAGTCAAGTCGATAAGTTTAACATTGCGTTCATAGTCATCTAACACACGA